GTTATTTAGATCGTACAATATTAAACATCAAGTATTTCACCAATTACCTTCTTGGCTTTAGCCGTTTTTAGTTCACCGTCTTTACGAACTACCAGCAAATTGTGAGTGCTACCCTGAACAAACCCTTGCACACTCAGACCCAAACTCTCTATGATGTTTTTGTAGTCAGTATAGGTTCGGACAGGAGGTAACACAACAAGTGGATCCATGAGATTCTCACCATAATTGGTAATTTGTTCTATGAGTTCAAAACTCAGGACATTGTTATAGTCAAAAAAGGTAAAAAATAAACTACCTCCAGGTCTTAACAGGCTTTTGACAGTTGTAAAGTATTCTACAATTTGGGCGTTAGGCAAAGTATCCTCATAGACTGTACTAGCAATTAGTCCAAACTGATTTTCTGGTAGTAAACTTAAATGATTACCTGTGCTGAGTTTGTATGGATATTTTCTTATACTTCTTACATAGATTGGATTGTATATTTCATCTAAACTAGATTCAGTCTCAGTGGGTAACACTACATATAATTGATCATTGCTTACCATGTAGTCTGTCAGAGTAAGATAGTCCAAGCCTATCATGAGTCCAGGATATCTAAAATCTGTATGTCTGTGAAGTAAATTTTTAACCCTATCACTAAACTTTTTGTCATCTTTTAAGTAACTAATAAGCACAGGGTCGTAGCTATAATTTTTACCCTGGCTTACTTGCATTTTTAATTCTACTCTGTCTTTCAAAATAGACAGTGTTTTGTTTAGTGTTTGTTCTTTGGATTGAATTACATCACTTACATAATTATTAAAACTATCGTTTACATCACAAAAGCCATGGAATAGCTCTGTAAACTTAGCTTCCAACAGTGGTTTAGCCTGGTAGACATCACCTCTTTGTAGGTTATTAACACAGTCCAGAGCTTTGGCTTTAAAATCCAAGAGCTTGCTTCGGTCCAGCACAGTCTGAGATTCCAATAGAAGATTTTTTAGGACATTAATTTCTTTGAATATGTCGCTCAGACATAGATTGGGTGCCGGAATAGTCATAGTATTACTCAAAACTAAACAAATTGTTAACAGTGCTCTTGTTGTTAGTAGCGTTCATTAAATCCCAGTCCAGGATACCCAGCAAGTTATCTACCTTTTGATCCACAATGGTTGTTTCCATTTCATCATCGTCAAAGGGTAACTCTTTGAACCATTCAGGCAAGTGTAACTCATCTGTGGGATACCCCACACTGGTAAAGCCCATGGGATTATCCTTGAGTTTACATACTATGGTTTTCATACCATCCATGATTTGCATGCTATAGTTATCAGAGTGCATGCGTTTTAGGTTATTCCAGTTCATGGCAGCTCTGACATGACCTGGCATGTTGGCTTTACCCAAACGCTTTTCTTCGTTGGTAAACTTAGTCAAATTGTTTACTCTCTTGGGCGTACCTTTTTCCCAGGCTGGTCGTTCAGCAAACAATAGTTTAAAGTTCTTGATCATTTCGATTATAACTTCTTTATCAGAACCTTTCAGAGTTTCCATGAGGATCTGACTCAGAAAGTCCTGTACAACCTTGGGAGTGTCTGACCGTTTTAGATCCAGGCCCATGGCTTTGACCTTGCCAGGCTTGCCATCCACATCCAGTCGCTTGCCTTCCTGATCATAAATCAGTACAGCATATCGTTTCTTAGTAATGAACAAACTCTTGATGCCTATGAGTTCACGACCACCTTTGATGATCTCTCCTAGTTTTCTGGGACAATGAAAGTTTTGTTCCATGAAAGCTGGAAAACTCTGGTTCAACTGGTCTGCTAATTCGTCATATAACTGTATGCAGATATCTTTACTCCAGTTCATTTTACCAGATTCAATCTCTGATTTAAGTATGGGGTACATACTAAAATAACAACTATCAGTGTCGCCATAGACTATGCAATCACCCAAATGATTGTATTCTCCAGTTACTTGTTCATTTAAAAAACTAGCCATGTGTTTGGCAACCTGGCGGCCCACTAGTGTAGTACTCTGTCCAATTCTGATGTCAAAGAATCTGCATCCTGGGTTAAGTATAGCACCATACAAACTGTTAAGGTTAATCTTTTTAACTAACTGACGCTTGTCCCAGAACGCAATTTCTGACGCTTCAGTGGCTGCTTTCTTTTTGGCCTGAAGTTCTTTACGCTCTGAGTACCACTGTCCCAGGAGTCCAGGTACAGTGCCTTCGGTATCATATTTAAAAATAGTACCGTTGGCGCTCAGTGTCCAGGGATTGTTACCATCGAATATCATCTTCCAGATCTGAGCTGCACTATAGACATCTGAGTCACCATTCTCCCAGTCTATGGTTATTTCTGTACCGGCTTCCTGATTTAATACAGCAGTGTATTCCAGAGTGCCAAACAGTCCTTCCCAGGCTCCAGATGCACTGGTACCACTGGCTATTTTACTAGCCAGATAGTTCTGGGTCATTGTTTGTCTGAGTTGTCCGACGATTGTTTCGGGCGCCATGTTGAGGGCCCTGATCGCAGAAGGATACAGACTGTTGATGTCGATGGCTCCGACATAGTCGTGAAGCCCTTTTTTGGGATAAGCAACATAGGCACCTGCGGCTTGAGTTTGTTCATCTGTAATTCTTTCCTTTCGGTTAGGTACAATTAAACTTCTTTGATGTGCATAATTAATAATGGCTTGCTCAGTCACTGCCACTGCGCCCATGGTAGTCTGAAGTAACACAGTGTTATCATGGGCCAGTTCATTAGCCAAGTCCAAAAACTTTAATTTCTTGTCCAGTTTGGCCAACAGTATGGTATCCTGACGGTTATAGTCTATGAACTTTTTAAAGTCCTTGTTATATAACTGATCCAGAGTACCTTCATAGGCAACCTTGCGTTCGTTCAGTTCGTATTCACCTATGGCATCCAGGGCATAACTATGTCGTTCTTCATAGTTATATTTTCTGTACAACTGCATGTAGTCCAGATGTACACGCCCAATTAAATCAAAGGTAAATTCCTGTGACCCAAAACGCTCAAAGGGATGATGCTTGGGATACTGACCCCAGAGACAAAGCCTGCGAGTGTCATCCTTGCTCAGCACTTTGTTGATACGCATAGTGGTATAGGGAATATCAAAGCCTTCGGAATTCCAACCACTGAGGATATCAGCATCATCAATCAGGTTCAGAAACGCATCCAACAACTCTGCTTCAGTACTGAATAAGAAACAGTTTTCAAAGCCATCACAAATTTCTGAGGCAGTTTCTGTGCTCATGGCCTTGGGTGCAACTACCAGTGTAATTAGTTTGTCCATCCAATCAAAGTACAAACTAATGGCAGTGATAGGGTTAAATGGATCGTCAGGACGACTGTATCCACGCACAGGATCAAAGTCCACTTCAATGTCGAAAAAACAAGTCTGAAGTTTTGGACTGTCTTTGCCCAGATAGTTTTCGCTCAGACACCTAAACACTGGGTTAATATCTGCCTCCCAGGTTTTATCTTTGCCATGTATGCGAACTTCTTTCTGAAATTCTTTATAGCTTTTGGTACTGAATCTACTTACAGTATTGCCGTAGATAGTTCTGAACTTGCCCTTGGCATCATTGTAGTAAAACACATAGTTAGCAGGGTATTCTGTATAGACTCGTTCACCGTTCACACGCTCTACCACATGAATACGGTCACGATCCCTTTCCCAGAATGCGTCTACATAACTCATTAAAGAGTGCGTCCCACTGTTTCCAGAATGGTTACAAGTTCATCATGCTCGGCATTGGTTTCACCTAGCTTGGACTTCTGAGCAATTTTAATTGCTTTCTTTAGGATACTCGGCTTGACATCTAGTTCTTCTGCCACAGCTTTGATAGTATCGTTTAGTCCACCGGTTAGATCTTCAATCTCTGTCAGGATACCGATGCCTTCGTTTACTAGTTGGTTCAGTTTGGCCTTTTGTTCTGAATTAAACATTTTGCTACTCATACATTCTCCTTAAAGTAGACATGTATTGTAACATCAGCAAAACAAAAATACAATACATCAGGTAATTATAACAGGACCAAGGTTACCATATAATTCACTACCAGCCTCAGTTAACTTTCGTTTTTGTCTAAGACTCTTAGTACTCTGATCCAGACTAGCACTTATAATGTCTCTGAGTTTGGGAAAGTATTGTGCAAGCTCAGCCAATAACTGATCCGGAGGTTTGGGAAATTGACTGGCTTCGTAGTAACAGGTGCGACCAAAATCAGTGTAGTATTT